CCTCAAGGGCAAACCAGCAGTGCTGGCACCCGAGGAGCGTATCGTGCACGCGCAGGATGACCGCATTTTGCCGCCGGACTTCATCCTGGAGAACAAGGACGCCACGAAGTGCTGGGACCGGATGGCTGCTCTGCTGGAGAAGGCGGAGCTCCTAGTCGCAGTGGGGCGCGACAAGCTGGCGCGGTACTGTCAGGCGTGGGCCGACTACTCGGACGTGGTGCGCACGCGGAACCGGCTGACCGGGTCGGAGAAAAAGATTACCGTCTTCACGAAGGACAAGTTCCGTCACTGGTTGGCGGTGCAGCGCGAGGCCGAGCGCACAATGGACAGCTTCGAGCAGGAGTACGGACTGACTCCGGCCGCACAGATGAAGATCAAGAAGCCGAACACGGAGACTCCGGCCGACAAGTTCACCGCGTTCCTGGAGGAGGGTGCCTCGTGAGCGTCCCTCCGCAGCTGATGAAGGGACCTCTGGACGAGCTCGCGCTGGAGATGGGGTGCTACTACGACCAGAAGGCTGCGGATCGAGCGATGCGCTTCTTCAGCGAGTTCATCTGCCACTCCAAGGGTGAGTGGGCCGGCAAGCCGTTCAAGCCTCTGGAGTGGCAGGAATGGAACGTGATTCGTCCACTGTTCGGCTGGAAGCGTAAGGATGGGACGCGCAGGTTCCGGCGCGCATACATCCAGATCCCGAAGAAGAACGGCAAGTCCACTATCTGTGCCGGACTCGCGCTCTATCTGCTCATAGCGGATGGCGAGCCGGGTGCGGAGGTCTACTCGGCGGCAGCGGACAAGGATCAGGCCAGCATCGTGTTCAACGAGGCGTCGGCAATGGTGAAGTCTTCGCCGGCTCTGGAGGCGCGGCTTGCCGTAGCGGACAGCCGGAAAACCATCAAGGATCCCGTCAAGAACAGCGTCTACCGGGCACTGTCTGCAGACGTTCCGACGAAGGAGGGATTGAACATCCACGGTCTCATCTTCGATGAGCTACATGCGCAGCCGGGTCGCAAGCTCTGGGATACGCTCAAGTATGGTGGCGCCAGTCGGCGTCAGCCGCTCTTTGTCAGTATCACCACTGCGGGTACGGATCGCACGTCGCTGTGCTTCGAGCAGTATGAGTATGCCAAGCGAATCATCGCGGGCAAGTCCAAGGACATTTACTTCTACGGGTGCGTGTACGAGGTGGAGGAGGACCCAGCGCAGCCAGATCTGTGGAAGGATCCGGCGCAGTGGGAGAAGGCCAACCCGAGCCTCGGTACCGCTCTAAGTCGGTCGGCCTTCGAGGAGGACTTCCGCGAGGCATCCGAGGCACCGATGAGTGAGAACAGCTTCAAGCGCTACCGGTTGAACATCTGGACCCAGCAGGAGACGCGCTACATCCCGATGGACAAGTGGAGGCTCTGCGCCAAGCCAGTGCCGGACCTGTCTGATCGCCGGTGCGAGTTCTTCGGCGGACTGGACTTGGCCAGCACTCAGGACATCTGTGCGTACGTGCAGATATTTCACAAGCTGGGGTTCTTCCTCAAGTGCCACTTCTTCATCCCAGAGGATCGAATCAAGGTCCGCGTGGACAAGGATCACGTGCCTTACGACAAGTGGGTGAAGGAGGGACTGCTCATCGCCACTCGCGGTAACGTCATTGACGAGGAGCACGTCATCGAGACCGTCCTGAAGTCTTGTGAGAAGAACAAGTGCCGGGAGATAGGATACGATCCGTGGAACGCTCCCCACGTGGTGACTCGCCTTGCGGACGAGGGCATCGAGATGGTGCCGGTGCGGCAGGGATTCCTGAGCCTGAACTATCCGACGAAGGAGCTGCTCAAGCTGGTGCTTGCCCTCAAGCTCAACCACGGCGGCAACCCCATCCTGGACTGGATGGCGAATCACCTCGCGGTGGAGACGGACGCTGCGGCCAACGTCAAGCCGAGCAAGAAGCTGGCGCGAGAGAAGATTGACGGCATCGCGGCTACCGTCAACGGACTGTCGCGCTACCTCGTCCACCACGGGATCAAGCCATCGGTGTATGAGAGTCGGAAGATAGTCGAGTTCAATTCATCCAAGTCTGAGAACGCTAAAATGCTATGAACAAGTCCCTCCTGTCGATCAAGGAACTGGCGGCACTGCTGCCTCCGGGCGCAACTGGGAAGCTGAGGTCCCGGGGATACGTCCACGCAATGGTGAAGGCCGGGTTTCGGCTGACTCACCGTCGAGCGACTCTGGCCTCCGCGCTCCTGTGGCTGAGTCAGCATCCCCTCTTCACGTGGACCTCGGTCTACAATCCCCCAAAACGTTTTATCCCTCTACGCCCTGAGGCGGCATCGACCCCAAAACGTATTCGGCATTGCGCCTCGAGGAGAGCTCGAGTATTGAGTCAGTAGGATGAAACCCTACTGGATGGAGAAGTCGTTCGGCGTCCCGGCTGTCAAGCGGAAGGAGGAGACGCGCGATGGCGCCACCAGCAACCTCACGAATCCGGAGGGTTGGCTGTTGCAGGCAATCCTGGGCCGGGTCGCCTCAGCGACCGGCATCACGGTGACTCCGATTCGCATGATGGGCATCGCGACGACGTTCGCTTGCGTCCGCAAGCTGTCCACCACGATGGCGTCTTTGCCGTTGATCCTGTACAAGGGTGACGGTTCGGGTGGTCGGGTGCCGGCGTACGACCACCCACTGTTCTCCCTGATGCATGATGCGCCGAACGACGAGATGAGCATCTACGACTTCATCTCCTCCGTTCAGGGTTTTCTCAGCCTTCGGCAGAATGGGTTCGCTCAGATCATGCGGGACAGCGACGGGGACGTGGCCGGCCTGTACCCGATCGATCCCGTGGACCTGACAATCACGCGAGATCCCAAATCGCTGGATCTCGTCTACAACTTCATGCGAGGGAGCAAGAGGTTTACTCCCTCGCAGATCCTCCATCTCCGTGGCTATACGCGCACAGGTCTGGTCGGCGTGGATCACGCCATCAACACTCAGGAGGTGTTCGCCCTCGCGATTGCGCTGCAGGACAATGCGGCCAAGTTCTTCGGCAACGGGTCGCGTCCCGGTGGCGTGCTCGAGCACCCGATGACCCTGAGCTCGGAGGCGCAGTCGCGGCTGCGGGAGCAGATTGAGAACTCCACCGGAGGCACCAATGCCTATCGCACGATGATCCTGGAGGAGGGACTCAAGTACACGGCTACACGCTCCGAGAACAAGGACAGCCAGTTCCAGGAGGCTCGCGACTATCAGGATCTGCAGATCTGTCGCATCTTTGGGGTGCCTCCGCACAAGGTCGGGATCACGGCCAACATGCCTCGCGCCAACGTCGAGGAGGAGAACATTGGCTTCGTCGCGGATACGATTCGCCCCGAGTGCGTCAACTGGGAGAAGAAGCTCAACTCGCGCCTGCTCACCGACGAGGAGCGCGGACAGGGCTACACGTTCGAGTTCGACCTCGACGCGCTCATGCGCGGCAACACCACGCAGCGGTATACCGCCTACGCGCTGGGGCGGAACGGTGGCTGGCTCAACGCCAACGAGATTCGCCGCAAGGAGCGTATGAATCCCATCGGTCAGATCGGCGACCTGTTCCTTCAGCCGGTCAACTACGTCCCACTCGGCACGCTTCCTCAGGCTCAGCCTGCTCCGCAGGAGCCGGGCGACAAGGGTGGAGACCCCACCAAGGGCATCGAGGCCAAACCCGGAGAAGGTGCAGTTCCCAAGCCTGCTCCTTCTCCGGCAAAGCCTGCCGGGCCGGCTCCGCTGGCCAAGGCTCCAGCGGATGCCGCCATGGACGACACCGACATCGCCGATCGCGTCATTCCGCCGCTGCAGGGTAAACCCAAGGAGCTCGCTGCCAGCAGCGACATCACTCAAATTACCGTATGATTCCGATTACTCTACTTCGTCAGCGGTTCGAGGCGTACGAGCTTCGGTACAACCCGAATCATGATGCGCATGGGGAGTTCGCTTCGGCTTCGGCGAGTGCGAATAAACTGTCGGTGAAAGCGAAAGAGGCTTCTGCTCACGCTCGGGCAGTTGAGAGGGCTCGAGGTGGCGGGAATGCTTCGAAAGCGGATCATGCCGCTGTGGCCAAAGCCCACCACGAGGCGGCGATAGCTCATGCGAAAGCTTCGGACATGCATCAATACGCGCACGACACTGCCCACGACATGCGGGTTGGTGACAAGCACTACGGCAAGATGTCCGACCACAACGATCGGGTGAACGATCACATGACCTCCCACCGTGGATACGGCGGAAGCCACTAGAAACATGAACCCAAAACTTCTCGCTCTATACAACCGTCTCGCCAAGGGCGAGCTCCTCAACGAGGTGGAATGCCGCGAGCTGGCGGACCTCGAACTGCTGCAGATGCGCGACTCCGATGTCACGGTGGAAACGCGACTGGAGGCTGGACTAGAGCTCCGTGCAGCGGCGGCGGACAGTAAGATTAAAAATTCTCCCGGTACGATTGTTGGCAGACCTGCCAAGTTCAACACACTGTCTAAAGACTTGGGCGGTTTCAAGGAAAACATCCTGCCGGGAGCCTTCTCTGAAACACTGGGGGACTCGGCACAGGACGTGCGAGCACTGGTGGGCCACGACAAGAACCGCATCCTCGGTCGGCGGAGCGCCGGCACACTGGAGATCCGCGAGGATGAGAAGGGTCTTGCCGTGGCCATTCACCTCATTGATACCACGGAGGGTCGCGACGCCTACAATAACATACAGGCCGGCAACCTCGACGCCATGTCCTTCGGCTTCAAACCCAAGAAGGTCAAGTGGAGCCAGCGCGACGGCACGATGGTGCGCGATCTGGTGAGCGTGCGGCTGGGCGAGGTCAGCGTGGTGGGCGAAGCGGCCTACCCCAACACGGAGCTCGCGGCTCGCGAGTTCAAGGAGTACGGCAACGTCATGGCGCATCCGCCGGTTCGCCTGCTGCGGCTTCGTCGTGCGGCCTACGAGCTCCGGGATGGCGGTCTGACGGCGGAGTCCGGATGGCCGGAGTACAACAGCATTCAGTCGCAGGCTGCGACGGCCAGCTATCAGGCCACGTCCGCTTCCAAGTCCGCCCGGATGGGTGTGGAGCAGGAGCACCTCGCCGCCAAGATGGCGCACGAGAAAGCTGCGAAGCTGCACGAGCTCGCTGCCAAGGCGTCGCCAGATCATCATCTGGCCATCGCTGCGGAACACAAGGCTCTGGCCAAGATGCACGGCAGCAAGTGCTAGGTCTTTTCTACCCATGAACTACAAAAACTCCCGCCCTGCGGCTGTCGGTGATGTGGTCTTCCACAACGCCTCTCCGGACGATATCTTCGTCGGTTCTGTCCTTCAAGTCAACGCGGATGGCTCGGCCATCCTGTCTGTCCTCCGCTCCGGCGGTGCGACGGCCGTGGTGCAACTGTCTAACTGCATTCACGTCTCCGATGTGAACGCCGGCCCCTACACACCATGAGCTTCATGCGCGCAAAGTTTCGAGTCTCCTCGGTGAGTCCGCAGGAGGTCCCCGTTTCGGAAGGCATCAGTATGGCTCCGCAACAGACTATCGTCGCTTACCCTGTCGCTAGCAAGGATTCCTACCCGGCGGACGGCAGCGACGAGGACAACACCTACGCCAAGTGGTCGCCTGCTGGCGAGCTCAAGCTGTCCATCGTCAACGCGGCCTTGTCCAACAAGATCAAGGAAGGGGACGTATTCTACCTGGACTTTACGAAAGCGGAATAACTTTCTTCACCGCCATCCCGGCGGTCGACTAAAAACAAACCAACGAAATGAACAAGGAACTCAAGAAACTCGTTGACGCTCGGAAGGCAAAGATCGACCGCATCGATGCCATTCTCGCTGTCAACGGGGAAAACCGCGACCTCACGGCTGCGGAGAACACGGAGCACGAGAACCTGATGACCGAGGTGAAAGCCTTGGACGTCAAGATCGCGCGTACCAAGGAGGCCATCGCCCTGCGCTCTTCGCAGGATACGCTGGAAGTTGAAACGCGCGACACCAGCAAGCCCGTCAAGGCCGATGTTCTGGTGGCTGATCCGGCCCGCACCGGCCTCAGCGAGCAGGAGCAGCGCGACGTCAACAAGTACTCCTTCGTCAAGTCCCTCCGCACGATTGTCGCCGGCAACAAGCTGGACGGTATCGAGGCCGAGATGGACAAGGAAGGTCGCAATGAGCAGCGCGAAGCCGGCGTGGAAAACGCCGCCACCGGCAGTCTCATCATTCCGCAGCTGGTCATGGCTCAGGCCGGTGGCCTTGGCCGCTACGAGCGCCGTGACACCACGGCGACAGGCACGACCACGTCGGCGGGGGATCAGGGTGGTCTCACGATCGCCACGATCGTTGGTTCGCTCATCGACCGTCTGCGCAACAAGCTGGTTCTCCAGTCCATGGGTGTCACGATGCTCGGTGGTCTGCAGGGCAACCTCGACTTCCCGAAGGTGATCGCTGATGACGAGGCGGTGGAAAAGGCGGAGAACGCCATATCCGCCGAAAGCTCTGTCACGTTCACCAAGGTGTCGCTCGCTCCTCGTCGGCTGCCGATCCTGATGGAAGTGTCCCGCCAGCTGCTTATGCAGTCCTCGGCGGACATCGAGTCCTGGCTCCGCAATGACATGGCGTTCCAGATCGCTCAGGTCCTGGATAACCGTGGCATCGGTGGCAATGGTTCGGGTCAGCCCTTCGGCATCCTGAACACTCCTGGTGTCGCTGC